AAAATCGGGGGATTCCGCGTATTTGTAAACGCCGCATTTGGAAAGCGGCGCGCTGCTGTAGGTTTCAATATCAATCGAAAGAGTTTTCATGGAATTGTCCTTTCATGGAGAAAGGGCGGCAGAGAACGAGTCCCCGCCGCCCTGTGCTTACTCCGTTTTTGTGGAAGTTCCCTCGGCTTTCTTGCGTTTGCGGCGCTTTTCCTTGAATTCTCTCACGGCGCAGATGATAATCCCCACAAGATTTCCGATTAAGTAGCCGACGGTGGCGCCGAAGCACACGGAAAGCATCATGCTTTGAATATCAGACATGTCCGCCTCCTCCTTAATTCAGAAAATCTTCATCGTCGTCGGACGCGAAGTCGTTTTCGGCGCTGGTCTTGCCGCCGAGAGGTTCGCCATCACGTATTTTCTGTAGATTGTTCAAACCACAGGCAATCCCTTTGTTGCCGTTGGAATTAAACGCATACAGGTTGATGCTGGCGCGGCCGTACACACCGGAGTACACCTCGGAGCGGGTGAGCACCGGATTCAGGTCGGCGTCCACAATGCCGGGAGCCGTCGTGGAGTTGGCGTTGATAAAGTAGGCGTTGGCATAGGCGGGGTCGTCGGGGCGTTCCGCGTCGCCGTCGCGAAGCGGGTTCTTGATGGAGGCCAGCGGCGGTACGGTCTTGCCGTTTCCTCTGAGCTTGGACTCGCCCTCGCGGTAGGCCGCTTCGATGGCCGCCTTAAGCTTGGCAACGGTTCTGGTGTCGGACTTGGGGATGATCAGGCTGACGCTGTATTTCGGCGTGCCGCCGTTGATGGACTTGGGCTCCCAGACGTTGGCATAGCTCCAGCGGGTATCGGGGCCGGTGATCACTTTCATGGGATTGCTGACTTTGTTAGACATAGGATTGTCCTCCTTCATTTTCGTTAAAATCGGCTTCCGCCGTTGACATGGCCGGGCGTTTGTCGCTCTCCGGCACGAGCGTGGGTTTGCCCTGGGGTTTTTCGATGTAAGGGTTCAAAAGCTCGTCAAAGCGGGATTTTCCGAGCAGCTTCTGCATGGCGGTGACGCCGAGCACCCTGCGCTCATAGGGGTCGAAGCCCGCGCGCTCGACCACATCGGCGACCACTGCATCGTTGACATACCTCCGATTGGAGCGGCCTTCGACCAGTTTCCAGCCGGCCCACTTCTTGCCGCTGACGGCCTGCCGCAGGGCGTATTCCTTGATGGCCGACGCCCACGAAACGAGCTCGTCCGCTTTGGAAAGAATGTCCTCGATGTCCTCGTCCGTGAGGAGCGGCGGCAGCTTGAACTCGTACTGCGCCAGCGCAAGATTGGCCTCGGCCCGGGCGCGGCAGTCGGCCTTTGCCTTACAAAAGCCGCACCATTCTCCGCAGAGAAAATTGCCGTCACCGGCAAAGGCAAGCTCGGCGGTGGGCTTCAGGACTTCGTCGGCCCATCGGTACAGGGCGTCTTTGGAGATTTCCCAGGTGCTGACGTTGTCCCGGCGCGGCTGGTAAATGGTCATGCCGACCGTTTCGATGTCGTAGATGCCGTCGAAAAGCTCCAGCGCGCCGAGCGCGTAGCACTGCATCTGCGGATTTTCCTCAGCGGTCACCAGAACACCGAGACCGTGCTTATAGTCGATGACCCGCAGGGTGCCGTCCGCGATAATGATGCAGTCGGCCGTTCCGAAGCCGCCTTCCACCCAGCGGGAGAAATCGACGCGCTGTTCAATGAGCACCACCGGATCGGCGCAGCTCTGCTTGGCGGCTTCCGCCTGTTCGAGCACATAAGCAGCGTAGCCGGCGGCGCAGTCGTTCATTTCCTCGTTGTACCAGGTCAGGTTGTCGGCCGGGTCCTCGGCGGGAAGCCCCAGCGCCCTGCGGAGCTTGTATTCGCACAGCGCGTGGGCGTCGGTGCCTTCGGCGGCGTAGTCGCTGCCTTTGTCCGCATAGCTTTCACAAAGCCGGGCAGACGGCGGGCAGTGGAGCCAGCGGTCGGCGCTGGATGCGGAGAGAAGTGCGTGTCCTTTAGGTGGCATCTCGTCGTCGCAAGCTTCATATCGCTCGCTTCCGTGAAAACACGAAAGCTCGTTCATTCCGCTGCTCCTCCTCTCCCCAAAGAATCTGCGGATTCTTCGGGGACCCCGATACCCTCCGCATCCGCAAGCAGTTCCCCGTACCGGGCGGGGTCTACCTTGGAAAGCCTGTCGGCGCCGTACTTCTGAAGCAGTGAGCGAATCTCGGCGGTGTGGCCCGCACGGGATTTGTCCGCGAGCACGGCTCTTACTTCCTCCAGCGTCAGTGCCGGTTCTTCCGGGGGCGCTTTTTCGGCCGGCTCTTTTGCGCCGAACGCCTCGGCCAGCCAGTTCGCCGCGTCGTTAATAGCGGCAGCAGCGCTGCGCAGTTCTTCGATGGTGGCAGCCAGTTCGCCCATTTTGCTCATCTGCTTTTCCTCCTTCCGCGGATTGACTCTGATCGGCAAGTATCGTGAGTTTCCTTGCCATGCGTTTGGACACGGCGCTGATTGCGGTCAGGACTTCAATGAGTTCTCTGTCCGCAGCGCGGGCCCGGATGTCGGTTTCGTACACCTTGTTCACCTCCCCGGAAGGAGCGGTTGTCGTTTTTGCTCTTTCCACTACCCACTGGAGGTGGGAAGGGCGTTTTGACGAAGCAGGGAAAAACAATTTAAAAAATCTCCGACCGCTTTTGAGGGCGGCCGGAGATACAGGGCTAAAACAGGTCGGGGAATTCGCGCTGCAGGAGCTCCTTTGCCTTTTTGAGGCGGGAGAGAAATGTGGTGCGCGGGATGCCGATTTTATCGGCAATCTCTGTGTCGGACAGCCCCGCCATGCGCAGGTTGCCGATGCGGCGGGCCTCCGGCATAATTTCAGCGAGACGCTGAAAGAGCATGTCCAGCATGATTTGGTCGGTTACGACGTCTTCGATGCCGGCGGCTGAATCGGCAAGCTTGTCCAGCATGGAGAGCTCATCGCCGTCGCTGTTTTGATAGGTACGGTCAATGGAAAGGGTGTCACCTGCTGCGTGGAACTCGCAGTCGAGGCAGTCGCCGTCGCACATCCAGTGCTTGCTTTTGGGGCACATGCACTGATGATGTGCTTGTGCGCGTTTTCTGGTGGCCCAGATGCCACGGTAGTAGGCATAGTACTGTGCTTTTGTGACTTCGGCCCACTGCTGTTCATGGGGCAGGTAGATTTTGAAGATACGGGTTTGACTCTGATTTTCATGGCTTGTCATGGTTGTCCTTTCCGCCTGATGAGCGGTGGGCGGAGGACAACAAACAGAGCCTGTGCACTGTCGGCACACAGACCCTTTGCCTGAAAAAGGCGCAACAAGGAAAGGGTACCGACATTGCCATCCACCGCCGTAAGCGGTGAACAGGACAATATTTGTATCCTCGGCCCTTATTGCAAATCAGGCTTTGAATTTATTTGACCGGGAGCCTAAGACGGCTCGTCCGTTTTGCCGCGGGAGTGATCCCGTTTGGCATGATTTCATTTTACCGGGGCGCACAGCATTGAACACGGACATGGAATGTCCGTTCAGATACCCTGCAGGTACAAAAAAAGCCCGTGCGAAACAAGATGTTCGCACGGACAGGCACGCCGGTTATTGAAAACAGGCATAAAAATACCCGGACACAAAATGTCCGGGCTGGCCGATAATTTTTATTTTTCTTTTGTCAGCGGAGCAAGATTTACCCCTCGTAGGATGTCATTGCATTCGAATATCGTTTTTGTATAGCAGGCTTCCAGCAAAAAGTGATAGGTCATAAATTTGGGACCACTGCCCAACGAATAGGCCGAGCGGCTGATCAACGCTTGGCTGATGACAGGAGGAAGCTGCAGGGCGATGCAGATTGCCACGATGGTTTCTATAGTGGTTTCATATTCCTCGTTGTTCCGCATTCGGCTTATGGTCTTTGGATCCAGAGAACAAGCTTCGGCAAGCGCTTCGACTGTTTTGCCGCGCCATTTCATAAGAGCTGTCAGCGCACCTGAAAAACTGCCCGGCAGATTTTTCAAAACATCCGAAAGTTCTTTTGCGTAAGCCTGAAGCATTTTTGAGCGGCCGTCTACCGTGTCATTTTCCGCCGAAGTGTTATAATGGGCTTCGAAGACGATATCAGACGTGGAGTCCCGGTACAGGACACACTCGGTAAAATACTGCTTTCCGTAGCTGTTGGAGGATTTCTGGATGGTTAGGTCAAAGACAAGGCAGCACTCGTCGGCGTGGTGTCTGGCGTAGTCGGTAAGGCCGGCCGTGCCGTCCTCATCGTATTCTATGTATTTGGGATGGTTGATGCAGAAGTGGGAATCGGCAAAAATATAGCGGCCGCTTTGTATCTTTTCGCGCAGGTCCTGATTGATCGTGCTTTCGACAATGGCATCACGCTCGCCGATGGAAAAGGTCTGGTTGCGTTTCAAAGCGCCCCGCTTGAAAGCGTGCGGCTTCACATAGTGCCCGTCAATGTAAGTGAAAGCTCCAAGAGCCTCTTCATAACCGAGGTCTGCCATCCTGATTTTGGCGGCCAGACGCGAAACGCAGAAAAACGTCGCCATCTCGTCGATAACCGGCTGAATAATATCGACGAGCTCGTCCGTCCGGAGAATATTCTTATATTTGCGGATCAGCTCAGCCGCTTTGATTTTGGCC